TATACATGCCGTTTATTATGGGTTTACTGGGTCTGGCCATACAGGATGCCAGTCATAGTCTATTATGATTTTATTCCCCGCATAAGTACGGGCTGTGCCAAAGTCTATAATGTCTCTGGTCTCTTCAAGTTGATAAATTTTAAAGTTATGGAAAAAGCATTGTTTAGATTCGTCTTCCCAAGCACCCTGATTTGCTGCTGCCCACTCATTAAGGTCTTTTGCTGAGTCATCACCACGGTCAAGCAAATCGCTTATTTGTTGCTGAGTTATAACCATCTTTGTTGTTGCATTTTCTCCCACTGCATAAAAGTAGTACAACAGTTGCTCACACTTAATGTATGGAAATGGGGCTCTTCTCATTTTAAACATTCTGTCATATACAGCAAAAACCTCATTGCTCTGAGGAAAAGTTGTAGTAAGGTTTTCAATATCTGTTGGAAGTGTTGGGAAAAAATATGTTGTTCCAACTGTCCTTGTTCCTTGTAACGGTGGATCTGACAAAGTAAGACTATCCATATCTAACTCAAAATTAGGGTCTATTTTTGATGCAAGATACTTGTTTATTATTGTAGGTGGATGATGAATTATTGCAGCCATTATGCACCTAGCCCTGCATTAGCAATCCAGCGATAGCCAGTAGAAACGCCATGGCTTCTTCCAACCCTCTTTCCTGCTTGAAGATTCTTTTTATAAATTTGTGGGTTTTCAATATATTGTGCAATACCACTAACCCTTAAAAATGCTTGAGAAAAATATTTATTAAAAAACATGTCAAGTACCTTTTCAAATCCACCTTGTGCTGCAGTTCCTCCTGGGTTTTCTACTGTAATTGGCCCCTTTGTAAAAACAGTCTCTCCGTTATTTTCAAATGCTAAAACTTGTGCAGTCTTTGGTCTTATCACAACTGGAATTCCATTTTCTATAATTCTTGCTTTATCATAAAATGGTGTTCTAGATCCATCCTTAATAGATAATGACTGGCTAAATGAAGACTTAAAAGACAGACCAAGACTACTTACTGTATAGGATATTTCATAAAGTCTTGCGTTTGGACTTCCAGTTTGATTCCATTCATAGATATGGTGAAGCATTTCTGGATTTACTCTTGCGTTTGAATCTATAAACTCTTTCATAAGTTCTACTGTTTGCATTCCCATATTACGTAAAAATAAAGGCTTTGCTTTTTCAATCCCATCCAAAAATCCAATAGAATAGTCTACAATATTGTTCATCTCTTTTTTAAATTTTGCAGAGTTAAATGATATCATCATACATCACCTGTCTGATTCTCTGATCTTCTAATTACTAACTTGTAAGATTCAACTACTCCAAAAGGTCCGACAAACGGTTCATAGGTGGCTATCTCAAACAGTGTTCCCTTGCCAGATCTTGGCCCAGAAGTTTCCATGTAAACAAGGTTTCCTTCTTGGTCTTTTATGTCGGTTATTAATATGTTAGTTAAAGAATTTTTATTTTCACGAGATGATATTCTTAGATCAGACTTTGCTCTTCCTATAAGAATTGAGTTCTGAGTTATATTTACGTTAGGCTTAACTTCTTCTTTAAATGCTGATCCTCCTGCTGAAAAACTGCATGCAAATATTCTGTCTAAAACCCATTGCTTTTTAATTGCACCAAAATCACCCTGTTCTACAATTGGATGATATACGGATGCTTGCATTGGAAACATGAAGTCTGGAGTTTCGCATACTGTCATTACAGTACCCCAATTTTTGTAATAGACTTAATATACTTTGAAAGTATCTTGTCTACAATTATATTTCCTGTTCCTTCGAAAAGACCCTTATCAAACTGAATTCTGTATTGATCTGTGTTATAAGAAGAAATAAATCTCTTGTAATAATCTAGTTTTCCGCACTCAATGTCATGAATAAGCATTTCTGTCGCTCTGACTATGTCAGATGGCACTGTTGTATATCCATGCTCTACTGTTATCCTGTAGTCCCAAGTTTTTCCAAAACCTCTGTATATAAATTGAGGATCTAGTGAGTCTGATGCTGCTGCTGGCAAAACTAGTGGTGCAGATTCTGCACGATTAATATTGTCTGTTGATTTTTCAATAATTGCTGTTTTGTCTGGACTTACTTCATACTGTCTATCTTCTACCAACATATTGTTTTCATAAACAGCCAAAATCTTTTTTACGTCATCCCAGATTGGAAGGTAGTCTGATCCACTTCCTTCAAACTTTAAAACCTTTTTTCTATAGTAGAATCCGTCTGGAACTACTGAGTCAATAACTGCTCTTGCAATTTCTTCATTTAAAGCGTATGCTGCGATATCGCTTGCTGTTGCTGCTTTCGTTGATGGATCAACATAAGGTCTAAATATTTCATATGTTTCGTCTTGCAAAATTTGCTCATCTGATGTTCCAAGATCTTTGATAATCTCAACTCTGTATGATGAGTCGTACTTTCCTGGCAAAGAAATCTCTAGCAATTCTCCAGAAGATGAATCTTCAAATGTTGATGTTGAAATTGAAAGGTCCGCCATATCCGTTATGGTAACAGTTATAACTGCATCTGTAACTCCCGCTGGAATTACAAAATTAACAGGTACTTCTGCATATGGCGAAACTCTCAATATCTCCATAATTATCCAAAAGCCTTCTTGACTTCTTCTGGTGTTGCAATACGCACATGTGATCGTGTAAGCCACTTATCTGCTTGTGCTTTTGTAACAATGTTATAGCCCTTAGAAATTGCGCCAACTTCTTCCCAACGAACGCTCTTTGTTGAGTGAACTGCTACCTTTTCTGAAAGATCTACGTCTGACTTAATTGTCTTGCTTGGGCCGTCTGCTGCCATTGATCCAATAGCGCCTGTTTCTGTAAATCCTAGTGCTTGAACTGGTTCTTCTGCTGCAGGTGCTTCGACAACTGGTGCCTCAACTACTGGTGCTTCTACGACTGGCTCTGCTACTGGCTCTGCTACATGCTCTACTGGTGCCTCTACCACTGGGGCTTCGACATGGACTTGCTCTTCTGCATTATCTGCTGAAAACGGATGATTGTAATTATTGTTTTCCATTGTATCCTCCTTGTTTGTATTATATCATTAAAGTATTAAGGGGGACAGGAGAGTGAACTCCCGCCCCCCATTAAAGGTACTGTTACAGATTACTCATCTGCTGCAGCGTCAGCGAATGCAATTGCATCCTCTTCTTCCCAGTTGATACCGAAGCGAACGAATACAGTGTATTCAATTGTATCCTTCTTCGCTACGTACTCACGGTTTACAGTGATATCTCTCTGGAATCCCCATACACGGTTTGCAGGGAATGTCAAATCGATATAGCCTGCTGGGTAGTAAGGAACTTCCTGAACTTCAATTCCGAGAACACGTGTTGTACGTGCTCCACCGAATGTCTGTCCGATACCATCAAGGTATGACTGGCGGTTTGCCTGGGTTGATCCTGGGACCTGTCCAGCAAATGCTTCTGCTACTGCATCAGCAAGTGTACCGTTGTTCTTAACGATTCCACCGAATGCATCTGTACCTGCGTAGAACTTAAGATTGTTCTTAAGTGCACGGTACTTACGTGGCATTGCATTGATGATGCCCTGCATTACATCAGGTGTCCAAGCATTATCTGCTACGGTCACTACTGACTCATGTGCATCTCCGTTTGTCTTTACCTTGTTGATAAAGCCTGGCATGATTGACAAGAATGCTCCTGTTGCACCATCACCATTGATAGCGAGATCTTCGATATCATTTGCGAATGCGTTGGTCATCAAGCGTACCAAGTGATCTTCTAGAGCGTCACCTTCTACACCATCTTCCAATGATTCTGCTGTTACTTCCCAATCAAGACGAATCTTCTTGGTAGTAAGTTCGACCTTAGAGAATGTTGCACCTGTGTTTGTGTAGTTACCAACTGCTTGCGCTGCTGCACGAATTACACGCTCACCGACGTTTACCTTCTCAAGTTCCATTGAGTTAGCCTTCATTGTTACACGACGGCCATCCTTTGCTAATACTGTTGCATCCCAAACATAGTCGATAAAACGACGTGCCTGCTCAGGGCGCAAAATTCCAGAAGCGGCTGAACCACTAGGGTTAACAGCGTTTGCTCCGCTTGTTGATCCAAGAGTTGCTGTTGGAATATTGCCCAGTGTGTCTGCTCCTGGGTTTGATACTCCACCAATTCCACCTGATGCGAAAGCACCTTGACCCTGGTAAAGTCCTGGTGTTGTTCCACCTAGATCTCCCGCAGCGCCTGGCTGGTTTTTGATTATTTCTTCTGACATATTGTCACCTCCTAGTGATTTGTTCATTTGAATAGATCGGCTGTTTTGAGGAAACTACCGCCCCATAGGGATTTTTCAACCGTTTCAGGTT